GACCGGCTCGACGCGTTGGTGTGGGCGCTCACGGAGCTGATGCTCGTGCCGCTCACGTACGCAGGCACTCTGTCCGAGACTGCGGATTGGATGGACGATCGATGAGGGCCAGCTGATGGCGATCAGAGACGTGGCCCGCGGCGCCTGGGACCGTACGGCCAGCTTCGCGCGGCGCATCTTCGGCAGCGGCACCGGGCAGCGCGCGGACGCCCCCGGGGACGACAAGCGCGGCGTGCGCATCGGGGCGCTCGACGAGCTCTACCACGCCGAGCAATACGACCGGCGCAACCTGGCCCCGCCATGGGACAAGGTCCCGCCCGGCGGCGACCGCCAGCCTCTGCGCTTCCAGCGGCCCGCGGTCATCTACGCCCTGGCCAAGGTCATCGTCGATCGCCCCACGTCCATGCTGTTCGGCGAGGGCCGCTTCCCGCGCGTGTCCTTCGAGCTGGCCAACCCGCCGCCCGAAGAGCCGCCCGAGCCGCTCGACCCGGAGGCCGGTGACCCCGAGGTGATCAGCGCCGGCGTGCGCCGCGCCAAGCGCAAGAAGAAAGCCGACCCGGGCGCCGAGGTCGCCCGCTGGCTCTCGAACCTCATCGACCAGGGCCATCTCGAGGCGGTCGGGCTCACCTGGGCGCGCCTGGGCTGCTCCCTCGGCAGCGGCGTCATGACCTGGGGATACGTGGACGGCGTCATCGAGTTCACGCCCCACAAGGCGCACCACTGCGAGCCGACCTTTCACCCGCGCTCCACCGGCCCGATCCGCCGCCTGGAGAAGCTGGAGAAGCGCTACCGCTTCGACAAGCGCGTGCTAGAGAGCATTGACGGCCGCACGGACCGCTGGGTGTCGCGGCGCTACTGGCACCGCGAGGTCTGGACGCCCACCGAGCACATCGTCTACCGCGACGAGCCCGCCGACTCCGACGAGGAGCCCGCCTGGGTCCCCGAGCACGTCCTCGTGCACGGCTTCGGCTTCGTGCCCGCGGTGTGGGTCAAGTCGCAGGACGACGGCGACCCGGGCTCCATCGACGGCGTGTCGCTGCTGACCTCGCTGCCCACGCTCCTGGAGTCGATCGACCGCACGCTCACCGGCCAGGACCGCGGCGTGCGCAGCAACACGGAGCCCGAGAAGGTCTATATCGGCATCCCGATGGACCCGAACACCAAGAAGCCGATCGCTATCGGCGGGGGCGCCTCGACGTCGCTTCCGACGGGCGGCAGCGCCATGCTCCTGGAGATGATGGGCGACGGCCTGCGCGTCGCCGGCGAGCACGTCATGGCGCAGCGCGGACGCGCGCTCGAGGTCTCGCGCGTTACGCTGCCCGACCCGGACAAGCTGCTCGCGGCCTCGAAGTCCGGCGCCGCGCTGCGCATCCTGTTCTCGCCCACGCTGGAGCTGGTCGGCGAGCTGCGCAGCTCCTATGGCGCCGCGCTGCGCACCATCCTGGAGCAGATCCTCCGCGCGGCGCGGGAAGGCACGCTGGCGAAGCTGCCCGACGAGGACGGCAACCCGGGCACGCTCGCGCTGCCGGCGCCGCCGAGTATCCCAGCCGGCAAGGTTGGCCTGCTGTGGGGGAAGTACTTCGCCCCCACCCCGGAGGACCTGCTGAACCTGTCGCAGGCCGCGTCCGCGCTGAAGGCGGCCGGCCTGCTCGACACCGAGACGCTGGTACGCTTCCTCGCCGACGACTTCGGCGTGCGCGACGTCGAAACGCTCCTCGACGAGCTGGAGGCGCAGGAGGCGCAGAACATGGCGCGCGAAGCCCAGCAGGCGAAGCTTCTCGCGGACGCCGACCCGCCCGACCCGCCGAAGGCGTAGGGCCCGCGTGCGCGTGCCCCGCGCCAGGATGGCGGCGCTGCGGGCCGCCGAGCGCTCCAACCGGCAGATCGTCGACGCGATGGCGGAGGTCGACATCCGCGCGCTCCTGCCGCTGTTCGACCAGGCGAAGTCGGAGCTCGCCGGCCGGATGCGCGACTGGATCGTGCGCCACCCGGCCGACGGCGAGCTGCGATGGACCGCCCAGAGCTACCGCAACGCGCTCCACGCGATCGAGGAAATCGAGGCACGCGTGCGGCTCCGCACGGCCGACACCGCGCTCGGCCGGCTCGGCCAACTGCTCCGAGCTGGCATTCGCAGCGTCTCACGCCAGCTCGAGGATCTCCTCGGCCTGTCATCCACGCGCCGCACGCTGGCCCTGCTCGAGAAGGAGTTCACCGGCTCCATTCACGCGGTCGCCGTCCGCGAGGCGGCGGTCATCGCAACCGGCCAGTCGCTGCTCACGCGGAGGTTCCGCACCAGCGCCGCGCGCTACGCCGGCAACATCCGCCGCGACCTGCAACAGCGGCTGGCGGTCGATGTCCTCGCGGGCGCGCCGCTCCGCGACACCATCGCGCGCTTGGTGCAGCACGGCGGGCCCCGCGGCCTGGTCGCGCTCCGCGGTGTGGCAGGTGAGCCGGGTGCGATGGTGGAGTACATCGCGGAGGGCCTCTTCAGGCGCTACCCGCACTGGGCGGACCGCTGGGTGCGAACCGAATACGCCGGCGCGTTCAACACGACGCAGACGCTGGCGTCGCGCGACATCGCCGACCAGCTCGGGCCCGGCACGGTCACTCGGGTGTGGATTGCGGCTCCGCGCTGCTGCCGCGAGATCTGCTACCACCTCGACGGCACGACCTGCGACGCCCACGGGCATTTCACCAGCCCGGAGATTGGCCAGCTCGAGGCGCCGCCAGCGCACCCCTACTGCCGGTGCACGACGGCAGTCGAATCGGTCGCGTGGGACCGCGTCGATTGGTCCCGGTTCCGCGAAGCGAATCCGCGCCTGTCGCTCTGACGGGCCTCTCGTCACGCAACTTCACACAGGGAGAGAAGAGATGCTGACCGCCCAACAGGTCGCGGACCTCAACCGCGGCGACCCGAACCTGCTGCCGTTCCTCATCGCCCAGGCCGGCGGCTTCGGCGAGCTGGTGACGCAGCGCCAGCTGGTGGAGATCCCGAACGCGTCGCTGAAGGTTCTCAACGCGACCCCCTTCGAAGTGATCCCGGCGCCCCCGTCGACGCACTTCATCGAGTTCCTGGGAGTCCACTGCAAGCTGAAGTTCGCCGTCGCGGCGTTCGACGGCGTGGCGGCGGGCGACCTGTTCGAGCTGCGCTACACCAACGCGGCCGGGCTCCTGCTGAATCAGACAGCCAGCCCGGTCGGCTTCGCCAACGCCAGCGCCGACGCGCACGTGACCTATCTGCCCGTCGGGACCACCACTCCCATCTCGGCCAACGTGGTCGCCCACCTCGCCGCCACCGAGTGGTTCACCGCGGCCGGCGGCGGCTCGCTGCTGCTGTCGATCGCCTACCGCCTGCGCCCGCTCACCCCGGCGTAGCCCGCTCCAGCTCCCACCTCGTTTCCCCCGTCGCGTCGCTGGCGCGTATTCCAGCGTAGGGAGGCAACATGGCAACCGAGAATCCGGCGGCTCCGGCCGCTCCCGCTTCGCCCGCGCCCACCGCTCCGCCCATGCCGGCCGTGCCTGGCGGGTCGCCCGCGCCGCCCGTCGATCTCAGCCGGCTGCCGGCCGACATGCAGGCGCTCGTCACCGACCCGGAGGCGTTCAAGCGGCGCCTCGAGGAGGCGGGCAACGCGGCGGTGGGCAAGCTGTTGAAGGAGGCCGGCTTCAAGAAGCCGGAGGAGCTGACCGCGGCGCTCAAGGCGCACAAGGACCACGTCGACGCCCAGAAGACCCAGGCGGAGCGCGACGCGGCCCGGATCGCCGAGCTGGGCCCGAAGGCGGAGCAGGCCGACAAGCTCCTCGAGGGCTTGAAGGTGCTGCTCGCCGCCGAGGAGGGCGCGGTGCCCGCCGAGCACAAGGGCAAGCTCGACAAGCTCGCGCCGCCGGCGACCGACCCCGCCGGCCGCCTCACCTGGATCGTCAACGCGCGCGCCGAGGGTCTCTTCGGCGCCGCTCCTGCGCCGAAGCCCGCCAGCAGCAAGGCGGGCCCGACGCCGCCGCCCGCTGCGCCGCAGCAAGGCGGCAAGCCCGTCGCTGAGATGAGCGACGCCGAGTTCCGCGAGTACAAGCGGCGGCGCTTCAGCGAGGGGCCGGCCACCTCGTAATCACCGACGGCGCGGCCGTCGGGAGAAAGGACCATCAGCCATGCCACCGCTCCAGATCTCGTTTCTCCCGGCCGCCGTACAGGCCGCCATCCAGGATGGCATCCTCCAGCGTGGCTTCGAGGGCTCGCTGTTCCCGCTGCTGAAGTGGCGGCTCATGGCCGACCAGGAGCGCCACGCCGGCGGCCAGGGCGAGCTGGTGACGAAGACCCGGCCCGGGCTGATCCAGCCCGACACCGAGGCGACCGCGACCATCCCCGTCGGCGGCGAGCCGACTTTCGCGACCCGCTCCCTGGAGCAGTTCAGCTACCAGCTGAAGTCGCTGGGCAAGTCGCTGAAGTCGGACCTGCCGCCGTCGTTCTTCGCGGCGGGCAACCTCTTCATGGACGACGTCGAGAAGCTGGCACAGCACGCCGCGCAGACGATGGGCCGCGTTGCCCGCGACCGGCTCATCAAGGCGTACGGTGGCGGCAACACCTTCGCGACCGCCGGCGCCACCTCGGCGACGGTACCCGTCGTCTCCACCAACGGCTTCGAGACGGTGCTGGTGAACGGGAAGTACGTGGCCGTCAGCGCCTCCAATCCGCTGCCCGCCCTGGTCGGCGCCCAGGCCGTCAACGTCATCGCCTTCGACGCGGTGGCCAAGACCCTGACGCTGGCGGCCTCCATCACCTTCGCGCAGTTCGACGCCGTGGTGTCGAACGACGCCCCGAGGGTGATCCGCCAGGCCAACCGGGCCACCGACCGCCTGATCGTCGCCGGCGACACCGCGACGTTCGCGCCCTTCAAGAGCGCGAAGACCTGGCTTACCCGCCATGCGGTGCCGGGCATCAACGGGCGGCCCGAGAACGACATCCACGTGTGCTTCATCACCCCCGACACCAAGGAGCAGCTGTTCGCGATCACCGAGTTCCACGACGCGATCCAGGCGGTGGGGCTCACCGGGCCCTTCGCGAGCTTCGCGATCGGCGACTACGCCGGGATCCGGTTCGTCGACAACGCGGAATACACCGCACTGTCGGGCGGCCAGCTGCAGACCACCATCCACGAGTCGTTCATGTTCGGGATGGGCTCGCTTATCGAGGCGTACGCGCCCGAGGACGACATGGTCGGCGCCGCCGGCGCCCGCGAGGTCGCCACGATGCAGCACTACAAGCGCGCGATGGACCCGCAGGGCGTGATCACATACGTGGCGCGCGCCCCGCAGGACGCGCTCGGCCGCGCGCTGGTGCACAGCTGGGTCGCGAATGTGGATTACTGCGTCCCGACGGATGCCCTGTCGCTGGCCGGCCCGGCGCGCTTCAAGCGCGGCGTGCTGATCCACACCGCCGGCCCGGCGTAGCACCTGCGGGCGCAAGCCCCGCCCTGACCCAGACCACCAAGAACCCGGAGGCTACCGATGCCGAAGCGCACGCCGACCAACACCCCCGACACCACCGCGGACGTCGCGGGTGCGCCGGGAGCCTCGGCCCCCGATTCCCCTCCGCCGGCGGACACCGCGTCGCCGGCGGAGGGTTCGGTCTCCGAGCTCGCGGCGATCGTCGACCTGGTCGGAAGCGACGCGCCGGCCGACAAGGTGCGCGCGCTGCTCGAGATGGCGGGCCGCGATGAGATCGAGCTGCGGCTCGGCCGCGAGCTGGTCGCGCTGCTCTCCGAGCACGCCGGCGAGCGTGGCGAAAGCGAGGGCGCCGCCGACGCGCTGCGCCGCATCATCCGCGAGCGCGACGAGGCCGGGCGGGCGCTGACGATCCGTGACATCGAGCTCCACGCCGATGATCCCGACCGCTTCGGGGAGGTCCTGACGCGCGTCGCCGGCGAGCGCGTCTCGGGCGAGCCCCGCCATCACCGGATCGCGATGGCAAAGCGCGCGGTCAACGTCTACCTGCGCGGCGGCCTCACCAGCATAAAGGGCGGCGATTTCGTCGAGGGCTGCGACGTCGCCGAGGTCGCCAGCGACACCGACAACTTCGAGATCATCGAGGTGGAAGGCGACGCCGAGCGGGAGCACCTCATGCGGCGCTTCCGCGACGAGATCGAGAGCGCCCGGCGTGTGCTCCGCTCCATGGGGCACCACGTCGTCGCTGACGGCGAGAAGCTGCCCGGCAAGCTCTGAGCTATGCCGCTCTCCTCGGAAAGCAGGCGCAAGGTCTTCCTCTACTTCGGCGTTCCGCAGGTGACCGCCGTGGGCGGGGTGCCGGGCGCGCCGCAGCTAGTGGTGAGCCCCGGCACCGACAAGCTGGTGACCGCGCTCGACCGGCTCACGGCGGATGGCGAGCTGACCGTGGTGCAGCTGCTCGTGATCCTCGATCTGAAATGGACTGACCTGGCCGGTGTGTCGGACTCTCTCCAGGTCCGCAAGGCCGGCGCCATCGAGCTGCGTGGCGATGAGCTGGACGCGCGCCGCCAGGCCTTTAATTTCTTCCTGGGCTCCCTCGATGCCACGCTCTTCCCCGAGGGAATGGGCATCCTGGGCGATGCCGGCGGCCTCCAGGGCCCCTACTGCGAGCCGTAGCCGATGCCCGGCAGCGCGGTGCTCGGCATCAACCTGGTCGACCGGCTGCAGCCGCTGGCCGACCGCATGCGCCAGCTCGAGGACCGCTTCGGCCTGCGGCAGTTCGATGTCTACCGCGTCCACCGGCGATGGACCGGCGTGGAGCGAGGCGACGGCAACGTCGTGGTGCTGCTCGACAACCTGCTCGACCCGCGGCCGCTGGTGTCAGCCCCCAACAACCAGGGTGCGCCCCACTACGAGCTCGCGCCGGGCTCCAAGCTCGACGAGGGCGAGATCCTGCTCGAGCAGGTGTCGCTGACGTACACCGAGGCCGAGCTGACCGGGCCGGCGCCGATGCCGCCGCTCGAGGAATGGTTCTTCCGCCTGGTGGATGCGCGCGGCCAGGACATCCCGACGCGGTACTACGTGCTCAACGGTCCGCCCCGCGCCGACCGCCTGAAGACGATGGGGTGGGTGCTGCAGCTCCAGCGGGCGCGGATCGCGGAGTAGGCGCCATGCCGACGTTCAAGGTGCCTCCCGCCGAGCTCGGCCGGGTGCTGCGGCGCCACGCCGAGATGGGCCCCAGGGTCGCGCGCATGGGTCTCCGCGTGGGTGTGGAGCGCGGCCGAGCTCTGGTGGTGCGGCGCACTCCGGTGGGTATCCCGCCGGGCGCGATGCGGCAGGCGTGGGCCGTGTTCCCCTGGGGCGCGCTCGGCTGGAAGCTCGACAACAGCTCGCCCCACAGCGCCATTGTCGAGGCGGGCGCCCGGCCTCACCCGGTGAGCCGCGAGGGCGTGGAGGCGATCCGCGAGTGGGTCGCTCGCGTCCTGCCGCTCATCACCACCAAGAGCGGCGACACGCGCAAGGCGACGGCAGCAGAGCGGGACGCCTCCGGGGCGCTCGCGCGCCACACCGGCGCGACCGACAAGCTCAGCAAGAAGCAGCGGCGCCTGCGGGACCTGGGCAAGCTCATCGATTCGATTACCTGGGCGATCGTGGCCAAGCTCAAGAGGGAAGGCCAGAAGCCCCGCTGGGTCGTGCGCGATGTGCTGCCCGAGCTGCGCAAGATGGCGGGCGAGGAGGTGGGGAAGGCCGTCGCCGCCTTCCTCGCATCCGCACCGAAGGGGATCTGATGCCGCTGCCGCCCTCTCCGCCGGTGACGGATGCGCTCGGCCTGGCGCTTCGCGCGCTCGGCGCCTACCTGGCCGCGCAGGTGCCCGAGCTGGTTGGGCGCATCCGGCCCGCTGGCGCTGACCTGTCGGACGACGGCGAGCCGCCTTGGCTGGCGATCCGCCCCACGGGCGTGAAGCTCGAGACCTGGCTCGCGCCCGCCGAGGAGGTGGACACCGCGCAGGCCAAGTCCATCGCCGGCGCCGGCGGCCAGATCACCGTGTGCGTCGGAGAGTACGCCGGCCCGGTCGAGTTGGTGCTGTCGGTGAACCAGCCTGCTGCTCGCGCCGCCTTCCAGGCCGCGATCCTGTCCGCCTTCATGGGGACCGGCGACGACGACAATTTCGACGACGATCGCCACGGCGTGGTGGTGCTGCCGCTCGGCACGGCCCGCCCAGCCGGCGGCGACAACACGACCGCGTACCCGGCCACCTGCAGCTTCGCGCTCGAGGATGGCGCGGCCGAGTGGGACGAGGAGAAGGCATTCATCGCGGACCGGCGCGTGACCCTGGCGCTCCAGGTGTCGGCGCCGCTTCTGGTCAACCGCCGCGTGCCCGGGACCATGGAAGAGCTGCTCATCTCCACCACGCCGGACATGGAGTCACCCGCCAGCTCCGCGCCGCTCACCACCGTGCAGGTCGCAGAGGACGGCACCCTGACCAAGGTCTGATAGGAGGCCACCCGTGGAGCCCAAGTTCATCACCAGCGAGTCGCAAGTCACGATCGAGCGGCTCTACATCATGCCGCGCAAGCCACCGTCGGGCGTGGTCGGCGCGCAGATCAACGACGTGGTCCTGATGGGCACCGCCGTCCGCGGCCCAGTCGACACCCTGGTCGAGATCACCAGCCCCTCTCGCTTCGAGGAGGTCTTCGGTGGCCGCGACTACGGCGCCGGCGCGGGCACCATCTTCAGCGAGATGTGGAAGGCGCTCCTCCACAAGCCCTTCGGCCGGATCTGGTGCGTGCGCGCGGCCGCTGCCGCGGGCATCGTCTCGACGATCAACCTCGGGACCATCGTCCGCGCCGACGCCAGCTCGAAGGGGCTGTGGTCGGCAGGCCTGATCACCTGCACCGTCAAGGCGGCCACGAACGCCGACGCCAACTCCTGGGACCTCGACGTGAAGTACCTGGGCAGGACCCAGAGCTACATCAACCTGCTGACCACCACCGGCAACGACAACCTGCTGGTGACCCTCGGCGACGACTTCGGCAACTACGTCGTGCTCACCAAGCTCCTCGACGGCCGGCCGCCCAACGGTGACTACGTCCTCGTCGGCGGCACCGACGGAGCGATCGCCGACACCGACTTCACCGGCGCGGCCCGCTCCCTCGAGATCGGCTTCGGCAAGCGCAAGGGCGTGATCGCCTGGCTGGTGGCCGGCCGCTCCAACTCCGTGATCAAGGCGGCTCTGAAGGCCAAGGCCGCGGTGATCAGCGTGGGCCACGTCCTCATGTGCCCCGACGCGGCCAACACGAGCGCCGCCACCGCCAACACCGAGGCGGCCGCCAACACGGTTCCCGGCGGGCGCATCATCTACTGCTTCAACCACCCGTCGCGCGTGCTCGATCCGGTCACCGGAACCTTCATCGTCGTCGAGCCGCACACCTTCATGGCGTCGATCCTCTCGCAGACCGATGCCGAGCAGCACGTCGGCGACGAGGACACGAAGCAGTACACGGCCGGCATCAACGCGCTGACCTTCGCGCCCGACGAGCTCGTGCTCGATACCGCGCGCAAGGCGGGTGTGGCCGAGCTCGTGGAGGACGACGGCGGCTTCATCTTCCAGAGCGGGGTCACGACCGACCACCTCGAGATCGCCGACGTGCGGGCCGCCGACTGGCTGAACGCCTCGATCGGCGACCGGCTCAAGCACGACGTGAAGAAGCCGAACACGGTCGCCCGCCGCCGCGCGCAGGTGGCGGTGATCTCGCAGTTCCTCCAGGAGCAGAAGGACGCGGAGCACCTGGTGGAGAGCTTCCTGGTGGACGGCGAAGCGCTCGATACCCAGGTCAGCCGCGGGCAGAACAAGCGAAAGATCCTCGTCCGTGGCCGCCTCATCAGCCACATGAACTTCATCATCCTGTCCACCGAGTTCGGCACGCAGGTGGTGCTGGGCGACCTGGCCGCGTAGCACGCGAGCCCGCACAAGGAGTCGATCATGAGCGAGCGCACCAGGGGGAAAGAAACCACCCTCCAGTTTTCGGAGGTGGGCGTCGGCCTGCTCCGCGGCAGCTTCCTGAAGGTCGCCAACTGGAAGCTCAGCCCGGACGCCACCACCGACGACACGCAGTTCTGCGGCGAGCCCGAGGCCGACTACGACATCGACCACAAGGGCTGGAAGTTCAGCTGCACCTGCCACGAGGTGGACCCGGAGATCCGCCGGCTCTACCTGCGCCAGATCGAGTCCAGCAACGCCGGCCTGCCGCGGCCGAGGATCACGATCATCGCCACCACGCGCTACCGCGACGGCACCACGCCGCCCTTCGTCCAGCGCCTCGGCAACGTCGTCCTGAAGCTCGACGACTTCGACTCCGACGGCGGCTCCTTCGTCAAGAACACGCTCAGCGGGATGTGCAAGACCGCGCCCGAGCAGTCCGGCACCGCCTGATCAAGGAGATCGGCCCCATGACCAAGATCACCAAGAAGTGGCCCCTGGCCAAGGGGTGCTCGATCACTGCCATCGCGCTCCGCGAAACCGACGGCAACGACGAGTGGGCCGCCAGCCGGAACAAGGAGGCCAAGGGCGAGGGCGCCAACTACCAGGCCGAGCTGCTCGCCCTCGGGATCGTCGCCTACTGGGACCGCGACGGGAAGAAGGTCGCGAGCCCGGCGGGTGAGCCCTGCCTCGCCTTCGAGTCCTGGAATACCAAGACCCGCGGCCTGGTCCTCCGCTACTTCGAGGACCTCAACGGCACCTCACCCAAGGATGTGGCCGATTTTTTGGCCCTCGGCGAGGAGGCGACCGCAGACGGCGAGCAGCTCGCCGTCGCGCCGCCCGCAACGAAGTAGAGCGCACCTTCTGGCAGCAGTGGGTCTGGGTCGCCTACCACCTGCCCATGCCGGATGAGCGCTTCCGGCGCCTGAGCCTCCGCCAACGACGCATGGTCCTCGAGGAGCTGAACGACCTCCTCGAGCAGATGGCCAATGCCGTCCCAAGCAAATGACCGATGCGATGAGGCCCTGAGATGCCAACCACGGTCTACGACGTCTCCACCCGCTACGCGCTGAACGTCAGCGGGCAGCCCCAGCTCGGCGCCCTGGGACGGACTGCCGATTCGACCTGGTCGAGCATCAAGCGGCTGGGCGCGATGATGGCAGGCGGGGCGGCGTTCGGTCTCGGCAAGAAGTACCTGATCGACGCCAACGCCGAGATGGAGAACCTCAACCTCTCCATGGCGCGCAGCGTGGCGATGAACCTCCACGTTCCCTTCGACCAGGCGCAGGGCGCCGCGGCCCGGCTCGTCTCGGAGATGCGGGAGATCGCCAAGGCCAGCCCCGGCACCACGCGCGACTTCGCCAACCTGGGCGAGATGCTCGTCGGTCCGTGGCTGCGCGCCGGGGGCGCGTTGAAGGGTATCCTCGATGTTACCCGCGGGATCATGCTCGCCAAGCCGGCCGACATGCCGGCCGAGGTGGCGGCCCGCGACATCGAGTCCGCCCTGGCCGGCACGCTGTCCGCGCGCGATCGCTTCGCCCGCAGCATCATCGAGCCCCGCGGCTTCAACACGGAGAGGTTCAACGCCCTGTCCGGCGACGAGCGGCGCAAGCAGCTCCTCGCCGCCCTCAATGACCCGGCCATCCTCGCCTCCGCGAAGGCCGTCGAGACGAGCTGGGCCGGCGTGACCAGCACGCTCGAGGAGAACATCGAGAACGCGCTGCGCAAAGTGGGCCTGCCGCTCTTCCAGGAGCTGTCGAAGGAGATCCAGAGCTGGAATACCTGGCTCGACGCCAACGGCAAGACGGTCGAGGCCTGGACCACGCGGGCCGGCACCGCGCTCCGCGAGGGCTTCGGCGCCGCCAAGGACGCCGTCCTGTGGATCGTCGACAACAAGGACACGCTCATCACCATCGCCGAGCTATGGGTCGGCGGGAAGGTGGCGGGCGGCATCTACTCCGCGGGGGCGGCCGCCGTCAACATGGTCAGCGGCGTGATCGCCTTCGGCACCGCCGCCGGGGAGACCGCCATCGCGGTGGCGGCGCTGGCCGGCCCGATCGGCATCATCATTGGCGTGCTCGGGGTCGCGGCCGCCGCCTATGGCGCGTTCACCTTCGACCCGGGCGGCAAGCTCGCTCCGGTCGAAATGACCATGGAGGACTATCGGAAGCGCCGCGAGGCCCGCGAGCAATACGCGGAGACCATGAAGAGCATCCACGATCCGGAATGGTTCCGCGATCCCGACAAGCTCCGCGAGCGCGGCCCTGCGACGAGGGGTGGGTCTCCGTCCGTGCAGGCGCTCTTCGACCTGCCGCCGGAGAGCGCGAAGAAGGACCCGGTTACGGCGCTGATGGAAATGCTCGCCAAGAACACCAAGGACACCAGGCCGCAGACGAACATCCACATCCACAAGGTGGAAGTGGCCAGCGATCACCCTGACCGCTTCGTGCACGCGCTGTCCACCATGGCCCGTCGCGCCGCGCGTAACCCGACGGCGGCGCGCTCGGCTATCTCCGGGCGGCTCTGATGTCGAGCGGCCTGTCGTTCGTCATTACCGAGGCCGAGCAGGACACGGCCAGCGCGAATGCCCCGGTTCGCTTCGAGTGGAACGCCACGAACCGCGCCGCGCCCCGCGGGCCGTGGCCTGGCGGCATCCACATTCGCACCGCGAAAGACGAATCGCCCGGCACCGCCGAGATCGTCGAGCAGGTCCTCGGCCCGAGCTGGTCGCCGTTCTCCCTGAGCGGCGTGTGGGACGACCGCTACGGCGGCCAGGGCTTCGCCCAGCGCACCCTCGACGAGTTCCGCGCATTGGTGGCACGGGCTCCGCTGTGCGAAATCGTGATGGGGGTGGAGTCCGTCGTTGGCTTGATCGACGATTTCCAGTTCGAGCGCAGGCGCCTCCGGCCGGACGGCACGTGGTGGATGGTGTCCTATACCTTCACCGTCACGCCGCACCTCGCCGACAACGGCGTCAACGCCCAGCCGATCAAGTCTGTGCCGAGTGAATCGCCTTCGAAGCTGGTTGCCCAGGTCAGCGCACTGCAGGAGCCCTATGCCGAAGCGCACGCGCGCGCGCCGCGCCAGGCGCTGACCGGCATCACGTTCGCCCAGGTGAACACCGAGGTGGAGCGGACGCTGCTCGCCATCCAGCGCACCAGCCTGGTGGTCGACACGCGCTATTCGCCTACCATCACGCCGACCGCCGCGGCGGGAGCCGCGCGCACGGTATCCGCCTTCCTCGATGTTGCGGCGGGCGCCAGGGCGACCCTCGATGCCGTCCGCGCGCTCGATCCGGTCACGGCGCTGGCATTCGAGACCGTTGCCACTTCAGACGAATATTGCGGGTGGACGCTAGGCCTCCAGTCCACCTCGCTGCTGCTTGCGGGCGCGGCGCGGCGCGCAGCCTTCGTCCTGTCGCGGCGACTGCTGCCCGATGGCATCGCAGTGTACCGGCCCACCGCCTCGGAGCTGCTCGCCTCGATCTCGCTGCGCTACTACGGGACGGCCCACCGATGGCGGGAAATCATGCGCCGCAACAGGCTCCGGAGCCCGCTCCTGACCGGCGACGAGCTGCTCATCATCCCCCGGTGACCCTGTGCTCTACTATCCTCACGCGTGGGCGGTGCTCGAGGTCATCTTTCAATTCGACACCGAGTCACCGCAGCTGATCGTCGCCCCGATTCGCCGGGCGACGCTCCATAGCAACGACTACCGCAATGCCGACACGTGGGAGCTGACCTTCAGCTCACGCGTGCTGCCCCTCGACCCCGACATGATCTTCAGCCTGGCGGCGGAGATCTACCTGTTCGACGCTGGCAAAGTCACCAGCGATCCCGAGCCGTTCATCTCGGAGCTCGACGAGGCGGGCAATCTGAAGTACCTCGAAATGGCGGGCCTCGCGATTGAGGCCGAGCTGTCCTTTGATGAGGAGGGCGGCACCTTCGTGATCCATGGCGAGGATTACACAGGGCTCCTGATCTCGCGCGAGTGGCCCTCCAAGGAGACCACCATCAAGGTCGGCTCCCCCATTGACGCGACGGTGCAGCAATTGGTCGATGAGGCGGTCTTCGCCAAGGACCATGGCGGCTCGACATTGCGGGTGGTCTTTCGGCCGGATTCATTGATGCCGACGGCCCCTATTGTCGGCCACGGCTTCACGACTGCTTGGAAGCACGGGATACCCGTTGACCAGGGCAGCTCCTACTGGGACGCGATCTACAAGCTCTGCATGAAGCACGGCTGCATCGTCAGCGTGCGCGGGACCGACGTCGTAATCTCGGCGCCGGCGACGCTCACCGACGATCGCGCGAAGGCGGCCCGCCGGGTGGCGCACGGTCGCTCGCTGCAGTCGCTCACCATCAAGCGGAACGTTGGCCATCGCCCGGCGCCAACCATCATCGCGTCGAGCTTCGACCCGGAGACCCGCACCGTGATCGAGGCGAGCTGGCCCCCGCATTCCGAGTCTACATCGCGCGCGAGGAACGTGAAGCGGCCGAAAGGCTCACCGCCGGCGCCGAAGCAGCTGAAGGCCCGCGCCTACGCCGGCAAGCAGCGGCGCCCGATGCTCCATGGCACCGGCCAGGTCAAGGACGAGATCAAGCGCGTGTTGCCACCGCCAGGGATCACCAGCGTGGACGCGCTGAAATCGTACGTGCGCGCCTACCACGCCCAGGTCTCCCGCGGCGAGTCCGAGATCCACTTCACCACCAAGCGCCTGACCGACCTCGACGGCCAGCGCATGATCAACGTGAGGACCGGCGACGCCGTGTGGATCGAGTGGGATCAGTTCCAGGGGATGGAGATGCGGCAGCTGTCCGAGGATGCGCGCTACGAGCGGCTCGTCCGCCTCGGCTATCACGAGGACATCGCCGGCGTCATTGCGCGCAACTTCAACTCGATCGAGATGATCTCCCGGCCCTTCTACGTCGCCGAGGCGTCGAAGGAGTGGGACCATCAGGATGGTCTGTCCCTGGAGATCGAGGCAATTAACTACGTCGATCCGGGCCGCCACGGCGATGCCCACGTCGATGCGCGCGAGGCGGCGGAGACGGCGATCGCCCCGCTCAAGCAGGCGATGGACGGCAATGCGCTCTTCCGCCGGCTCATGTCCAAACCCGCCATCGAACCCGAGGAATCGTGAAGCCATTCCCACGGGAGCTGCTGAAGGAGGCCCTCGGCATGGGCGGCGAGGGCGGCGGCCGAGCGTCCTGCACAATCGGTATCGTGGGTGCCCGCGCCCAGGGCGACAGCCACTTCGAGCAAGCGGACGGCCGCGTGCGCGTCGACGTCCAGATCCAGAGTGGCGAGCACGTCTGGGCGCGCCTCGGCGGTGTATCGGGCGGCCGCGGTGTGGGGATCTACTCCATCCCTCTCGCTGGCTCCGAGGTCCTGGTGGCGCTGCCCGATGGGGCAGTGGACGGCGAGGCCGTGGTGCTCGCCACGCTCGACACCGGCGAGGTGCCGGACGGTCTGAACGAGGGCGGCACCACCGTGATCGCGGTGCCGGCCGGCGAGAAGGTCCTGATTCACGACGGCGACTCGGGCGACTGCAAGGCGCTCGTCACCAAGGACGACTTCGACGGGCACACCCACCCGATCCCGCCTCTGAATGCGCCCAACGGCCCGGTCACACCGGGCCCGCCGGGCGCGAAGATCACCGACACCGGCGGCGCGCCTGCGGCAACGGGCACCGTCGTTCTTCTCGCCAAGTAACACCAGGAGGCCCACCGTGGCGAAGGCGTACAACGTCAATCAGACCCCTGCCACCGGCTCAGTGGCGATGTACAACCTCCTGGCGCTGCTCTTCGGCAATGGATGGGTGGTCAAGTCCTCCAGCGACGGGACCACGTACAACGCAACGGGGAATCAGCTGACCAACGGCGCCGCCGGCGCG